TTGACATCTACATCCTTAACCTCCATTCCGAGGCTCTTGTAGTTATACATCATATTTTTACTCTTTGCATTATCGTTTTCAGATTCATTTTCTCCTTCCTCCGCCAAGTAAGCTCTATAAGCCGCATTGGCATTCTCGCGTGTGGTATAAATACATTCACCATCTCCAATTTTATATTTACCGTTTGAACATTTAGTTACTGGCATATCATTTCATTATTAATTGTCCGTTTGCATCTCTGCGTGGTATGAACGCCACCGCACATCTGCAATTTATCGTGAACCCTCTTGGTGCAGTCGGATCACCTGGTGCATCTACCACTATCGGTCTGCCGACTTTATCAGCACTTATGAATGGTTGGTCGTACTCAACCGTTTGTCCATCCATGTTCCAATGGTCGTAGAAATCTTTAGGTATCCTCCTCGTTCTCGCATCTCTTGTTGCTATCCAAACCTTATCTACTAAGAATGGATGCTTCTGTGCGCCTTTTAGAGACGCATAGTTCGATGCTCTCATTACCTCAGTCCTTGCTATCATCGTGGCTCTATAACGAGCGTAGCGCATTTGCGCATCGCTTAGAATGAGCAGTATGATATCATCATTGCTCAGTCCATCAGTAAGAGCCTTTGTAACAAGTAGTATTAGTCTGTCTTTTGTAGTTTTAGTCATTAGTGCAGCTAAGTAGAACCCCCATTGAATTAGGAATGATGTTAGCTCATCTAAGAACTCATCATTTAGTCCATACGGGTCAGCAGCCTTTTTGCTATCGACACTAATTGCTCTAAATGTTGCATTGCCAAACTTAACACCAATCTCTCGATACATTTGTCTCATTATCGGCATTAGCTTCTCATCCCAAGCCACCGCACCAAGTCCACTCACTGCTGCTTGTGGTCCGAGCTTCTTTACATCTTTAGCAAAAGCCTCAAGCTCACTTTTTAATACACCATAAAACAAAGAACTATATTTCCTATCAAGCGACCTCCTCAGTCTCTCCACCTTCAACCAATAGTCGCTGCGCTGCGTTGCGTTCATCAGTCAATCTTATTTTATACGACTCTCGTACCTGCCGTCTCATTGTTCGCTCCGTCAGGCACGTCATTTCCGTAGGGATCTTCGGAAATCTCTTCATCACGATCTCCCATATCTCTTTGTCCGTTGTCGTTGCTATTATCATCAGCGATACTTAAGTCCATCATTGCTTGGTCAATCGGCACGAGTCCTTGGTTAATATAACTCATATCCCATGCACCACCCTTCTCACTGTAATTCATCGCTACACGCTTCTCATCCATCGTTAACCAGTTAGCATCACGAAGTGAACGTACCATTCTCTCCATGTCTTGCTGCATCTCAGGAAGCGCAGTTATGTCAAAGTCGATGTACACATCCTCACCATATCTCGGCACAAGCCATTTGTTCAACTCATCTCTGAGTGAACAGCACATCGGCATGATTGTGTTCGTTATCAAATCACGCATTGCGTTTTGATAATTGTTATAGGATGATGTGTCTACGTCAAATAGTACCGCAGGGAGACCGAACACCCTACACCACTGATGTAGACTCATCTGCATTGTCTTGACAAGCTCCATGTCAACAGACGATAATCCAAAGTTAAGATAATCCCACGGAGTTTGCAACACCGCAACCTTACCCTTATTGTCAACTGTATTTATGTCCTCGTTAACTGCTCTCTTAATTATATTCGCTTGTTCAATCGTGAATGATGGTACAACTGTACCAAGCGGTTTAGGAGTTATTGCTCCTTTTGCTCCACCATTTGCCGCCATCATCGCAGATGCATCCGCAGCATTGTTGCTCATCCTTAATGTCTTGTAAGCAGCACGTAGCGGACTGACTCCACGCATATGTGATCGTGTAGTTGCATTAAAGTCTGGATTCCATGTTTTCCATTGGCACACGTTCGCTTTAGGTATATCTATACCCTTGTCTACCATGAGCCTGTACCCAACCAAGCCGTAAAGGTCGTTCTTGTCAGGGTAGATGTCCAAGTATTGGGTTGGTAGAACGTTAAGCTCTGCGAACTGACCACCGATATTACCATCGTTTCCGTAGATGTTTCCCTCTCCCGAAATGAAACGATATCCGAATAGGTTTTCGAGGAATTGGTCTTGTGCTTGGTACTCATTTGGTCTTTCTAATATTTTTGCTAATGCAGAATTTTCAACAATGTTTTCTGAGTATGCATTTTTTCTCTCGATTAATGCTTTTTCAAATGCACCTTGGAACGATAACCCTCTTGATAACTGCTTGTACTTTTGTAAAGATGTTCTTCCTTTCTCTGTATTGTTTAGCTTGTACACGTACCAAGGGATAGAGGCTGCTTTTCTTGCAAGGAACGTAACGATAGAATACACATCGGCATTGCCTAAATATCCTTCATATACATATTTCCCATTCTCGTACTCTTGAAGCACTGCTCCATTTATACCATATATCCGAGTGCTTTGATTCAAATTAGGGTTTAAACCCTTACGTTTAAAAAAATCTAATAGCCCCATTTATTTTATATTGCACCCCAAGTCACACTTGGGATTGTTAATTTACTAAATATGCCGTATCTCATTGCATCACAATTATGGACCAACAATCCGTTGGCAAAGTATTCATGTGTAGTATCAACATTTAAATCATACACTCTTTCCTTCCAACTTCCTTCTGACTCTAAGTGCTTTAGCTCTGCAATTAAGATGGCAGAATTTTGCTCTTGTTGTTTTTCTATGGTATTCTTTCCCACATTGTTCACACTTCCCCATCCCATAGTCTTGCTTACCAAAGTTATGCTTTTTTGCGTGTTCTTGGTGCCATTTAATTCCTTCAGGCGATTTATGCCATTCAGGAGCTTTTGCGATGCCTTTCTTTTGAAAATCAACAAACCACTCTCTGTTAGTCTCGATTCGCTTTTTGATGTGATCACTAAGGTGTTTGTTTGATTCGAGTAGTTGCAAGTTTTCGATTCGGTTGTTCCAAGTGTTTCCATCAATGTGATGGATGTGGTATCCTTTTGGTCGTTTGTTTCCAGTCTCTTGCTCCCATACCCACCAATGCATCTTGTGTGGTCCATTGTTGAAGTATCGTTCACCTGACTGTAATCTAAATGACTTTCCTCTATAAAATTGTTGAGGTATACCGTCATCCCCGATTGTAATTTCGAAATCTCTGTCCATCCTTCGTTTGTTTTAACTTTATGATTTGGAGTACAAACCAAAGTTAATTTAAACGTATCGAATTGCATCGAATACTTTTCCACAAGATGCAACCCGTTATCAAAGAGCTTATTTACTTTTCTATATCCTTCAGAAGTCAATACTAAATCGCCTTCCTCAATTTTATCTATCCTTTTTAGTCCATCAATGGTGCTTATCATTGTTTCACCAATAAAACACGCGTGATCGTTAAATTTTACTGGCGCATCCAACTTATTACCATTTCTATCCGTTTTCCACCTATAATTCTTTACTTCTTTTAGTAAATTTACACTATTTTCATGTATTATTAATGGAGTAGCTTTTACAGTTCTAATTCCCTCAGTAACGTCTTTATTTGCTGGTTTAGCATTAAATCCGTTTCTTATCATCTCCTCTATCGTCTTAGGCTCGGCAGCATCGCAGTATATTTCATCATACCTATCAATACCGATTTGCTTCATTTTCTCAACTAAATCAGCAGTAGTTAGTTTTGGTTCATAAATTAACTCCTGCACATAAGCAGAATTTTCTACAAACACTATTTTTATCAAACTGCTCGGCACGTTAAACCCAAAGTCCAATCCGTACACCACCTCTCCTTCCTCGGGCATCTGCTCCGTTGTCTTCCAATGTGAGTATATCAAGTCTTGGCTTAGTCCCCTTTCTCCCAATCCATAAATGGTCCAGTAGTTAGGGTCTGCATCCTTTAACCTCTCAAGCTCCAACACCAACTCCTTTGGAAGAAACGGGTTGTCTCTGAAAGTAGTAATGTGAAAGTCCGCATCGTCTCTCGGTATCACAGAGTCATAAATCCAGCTCGATAAGTCCGATGGGTTATAGTCTATCACTATCTTACCCTCCGTTCTCATTATCAACTGCATCCAAGCCTCATAAGTCAATTCGTTCGCCTCATTGCAGAATAAATACTGCCTCGCACGACCTCTTATCTTCTGAGGTTGATCTGCCGATACAAACTCAATTATATTACCATTCAAAGAATAAATTTGGTCAGTTTTGTTGTGGTTGTCCTCTGAATATATCCCAAGTCTACCAAGTATGTCGATAAAGTCCCTTAACACAGTACCCTTGATAGATGGAAGCGATTGTCTTACGATTGTTAATGTCTTGCCGTTCTCCTGGAGTAATTTTACAATAAACCAAATTAGAATGTTGTAAGTCTTACCCGAACGAGAACCTCCTTGCATCACCGTTATCCTCTTGTCCGAATCAGTTAGTATCTCGAATACTTTGTTAGTCTTTAGTGTTTGGTCCATATTAAGTCAAGCAGAGCTTTTAATGAGAAAAAAAAATTTATGTTTTAGTTTACGAGTTTGAAAAGTAGGGTATAATTGGGGGTCATCGTATATG